ATGAGTGATTATAAAATATATCATTGTGATTGTATAGAATTTATGCAACATATGGTTAATCAAGGAAAAAAAGTTGATTGTATTATCACAGACCCTCCTTATTTATATCTTAACCACAAATTAGATAGACAATTTAACGAGGAATTGTTTTTTGAATTAGCAGGAAAAATAACAAATAAGCTAGTATTCTTTGGGCGTGGTGATAGCTTTTATAAATGGAATTTACTAGCAAAAGAGCAAGGATTTCAATTTAAAGAGGAAATTATTTGGAATAAAAGACAAAGCACAAGTCCTTTCCAAAATTTAGGCAGAATACACGAAACAATAAGCGTGAGAATGAAAGATGGTTATATTATAAATAAAGTTAAAATAGACGCTTTAAGAAAACATTTTAACGAAGATGATTTTTATTGTTTAATAAATGATTTAAAAAGAGTATTTTCTAGTGTTAAAAATAGCAATAAAATTAAAGATTATTTAGAAAAAGGAATTAAAATTTTTAAAATAAATAAAGTCAAACATAGTTTAACATCTAATAAAATTGCAAAAAATATAGATAGAGGTATAAGAATAATAAATAAATATGAAGAAGGAGCATTACTTTCTAGTATTATAACCGAAAAAAGAGAGCATTATGCTATGGAGCACCCTACACAAAAACCTATTAAATTACTTGAAAAATTAGTATTGTTAGCTACTAATGAAAATGAAACAATTTTAGACCCTTTTATGGGTAGTGGTAGCACTGGACTTTCTTGTTTATTTAAAAATAGAAATTTTATAGGTTTCGAAATAGATAAAGAATATTTTGAAATAGCATATAGGAGATTAAAATCAACTCAAGATATATTAAAGCAAAACCTATTTTATGGAACGGATATTTAATGGAAAATAAAAAAAGTAATTGTGGTAGAAAAGCAGGGGTAAGGGGAGAAAGTTATAATCAAGCTATGCAAGATTATTTTATGGGTAAAGGAAGTGTAAGTGAGTTAGCAAAAAAATATAAAATCAACAGAAGCGGTTTATCAACAGCAATAAATTCAACAAAAGAAATTAATTGCGTAAATGTAGGAGAAGTGCCTTTAAGGGAGTTTGCAACTAGTACTAAAGAAACTATACTTGCTGGTATAAATAACCTTGAAACGCTCAAAAACTCAACGGAAGCAATGCATAGAAATATTGCTGAGAATATTATGGAGGAAATTAAGGCTACAAATCTAAAGACTGCAAAGTATATTCAGTTGATAGGTAGTAAGTTACTTCAAGACTTTGAAAGAGAATTAGAGTTTTTAAGAGAGAACGGAGCTTTAAATCTAGATAGAATAAGTGATAGTTTTGATGCTTTAGATAAGGCTAATAAAGTTTTAGGATTACCTAAAGCCCCTTTAATTGCAGTTCAAAATAATATACAAAATAATCAATTAAATTCTAAAGATGGTTTAGATAGTGCTAAAAAAGATGATTTTAATATAAATATCAACTTTGTTAAAGCTAAAAAGAAAAAAGATGATGATATAATAGATGTAGAAAGTGAGAATGTAGAATGAAAGTTTTAAACAATATAAAAGTTTTAGAATTAGCTAAATTAGAAGATAGTGGAAAGATTGAAATAGTTTCAAAGAATAAGATAAGAAGCACCGGTAAATATATTTTTACATATAAAGCTAAAAAAGATATCAAGCAAAATGGTTTATATTTAAATCAAGGTGAACATTTTCAAAGGGAGTTTTAATATGGAATTAACTTTATTAATTTTAAGTATTTTTATAGTGAGTTGCTTTTGTTTATTTGTGATATTTACGATAATTAAAGGCTATATTGATGATAAAAAATATAAAATTAAGCATAACTGGAGCGAGGATATATTAATGCTATCATTAATTATTCTTATTTTTGGTTCATTTTTTTATATAGGCTATTATTTTGCCAATTAATTTTTTAGAAAACTTATGGAATTTTAAAATGCTTTCTTGCTTATATATATTTTTTATAGGAATAATGTTTTCAATATTTATTTATTGCATAAATGAAAAAGAATTGGATTTGCCTTTGATTATAAGTTTTATATATATTAAAATTATATCAATATCTTATATATTGCTTATGATTTTAAATAATTAGAAAACTTAAAAAGGAAAAATAGGACTTTGATAAAGAAAAATGCGAGGTTATAATTTTGAAAAGTCGTTTAAACTTAAAATGTAACAATAGGTTAAAATGAATTTAGATTTACAAGTAAATGAAGCTTTTAAGATTTTATATACTCCAGAGCTAAACAAATATAGAGAAGTTATATATTATGGTGGGCGTGGCGGTGCTAAAACTTTTGAAATGGTTCAATTTTTAGGAGTTAAGGCAATAAGTGAAAAATGCAATATTTTATGCTTAAGAGAGTTTTCAAACAAAAATAAAAATTCTTTAGTGAGTGCATTTAGAGAATTCTTTGAAACTCATAATATAGAAACTGGATTAAGAGAATATACAATTTTAGGTAAAAAAGAAACTGCAATTAAAATCAATATAGAAGAAATTTCATTTAAGCATAATGGGAGCAGAATTATCTTTGCAGGCATTAATGATAATACTGTTATGAGCTTAAAGTCAATTTCAAATATAAATTATTGCTGGGTAGAAGAAGCTAATTTCTTAACCGATTATTCTTACAATATACTTAAACCTACAATAAGAGCTAAAAATTCAAAAATATTTTATACATTTAATCCACAAAATAAAGACGATTTTTTATATCTTAAGACAAAAATTCAAGATGATTTATGTTTAGTTAAAAAAGTAAATTGGAATGATAATCCATTTTTTCCTGAAGTTTTAAATATTGACAGGATAAATAATCTTAAGACAATGCCACGTGATATGTATTTACACATTTGGGAAGGAGAACCTTTAGAATATAACGATTGTCAAGTTATAAATACCGATTTAATAGGTTATTTCAATGATAAAGAAAAAATAAAATATAGTGAAACTTTTATAACGGCCGACACTGCTTTTTCTAAAAAAGAGAGTGCAGATTTTAGCGTAATAGGTTGCTTTGGTAAATATGGTGATGAAATTCATCTTTTAAGAATTTTTAAGGGTCGATGGGAATTTAATGAACTGGAAAACCGATTAATAAGTGCTTATGATTGGACTTCGGCAAATTATAGACCACCTTTAGTTGTAATTATAGAAAAAAAGGCTAGCGGAATAAGTTTATTACAAGAACTTAAAAGAACAACAAACTTACCTTTAAAAGAAGTAGTGCCAAAAACCGATAAATACTCAAGAGTGAGTGATGTTTTAAATGAGTTGCCAAGATTAAGATTACCTTTAGATAAGACAAATCCTTTAAATAGCTGGGTTGAAAATTTCTTAATAGAATTAAAAATGTTTAGGGGAGATTTAGAACACGAGCACGACGACCAAGTGGATATGATGTGCTACGCCTTACAATATTGCAAAAATAATGCAGTTGATTGGGATTTGATAGCTAATTTATCTAAAATGTGATATAATTATTTTTTTAAAGAGGTATTTAAATGAAAAAAAAGTTTTATCCAAGCAAAAGAAAAATTGAAGACAAAAAAATTATTAATAATGTTTTAAGCTTAAATCAAGCATTAAATAATGGTTATGAAATTAAACAGCCTGATTTGAGCAAACCTTTTAAGTTTAATGATGAGACTTGCGACAAAATTTTTAATCAGTGGTGCTTAAAATTTAAAGACGAATGGCATAATAATGTTGCAAGTGTAAATTCTAACAATTCTTTAAGTCAATATAACAATTTTATAATAAATAGGCTTTCTTATAGTGAGTGCGCTTATTTATCAAGCGATGCTATTATTAATAATGCAATAACTAAATATTGTAATGAGATTTTAAGAAAAGGTGGAAAAATAAACCTTGATTTAGAAGATGATTATAAAAGCTATGAAACTGAGTTAAAAGAATACATAGAAAAAAGACTTAAAAAAATTAAATTCTTTGAAACATTAAGAGAAGCAATAAGCACGAGTTTAATTTATGGTGGTGCTTTAATATATTTAGATGTAAATGCACAAGATTTTACAAGCAAACTTTCTTTTACAACAGAGCATTTCACAAAAAACAATTTAATAGGCTTAAGAGTGATTCCGCCTTATTTATGTGGTGCATCAGAAGTTGAAACTGCAAATCCATTAAGCTATGATTTTATGGAGCCTACTTTATGGAATGTAAGTGGTAATAAAGGTTTAATAAATTCTAGCAGATTTTTAAAGCTTGTAATGTTTGAAGCACCAGTTTTAATAAAGCCTTTATATAATTATTTTGGCATTTCACTTTGTCAATTTATGAAAAATTATGTTGCAAGTGCAGATATAGCAAGACAAAGTTTAAGTGATATTTTCTTAAGATTTAGAACTGATATTATACAAAGTAATTTGATTAAGACAAATCCACAAGAAGCAGTTTCGAGAGCAAAGGCTATAAATCAGACAAGAAACAATTTAAGTTTACTTTTATTAACAGAAGATGAGAACTTTATACAAAGTATTACAAGTTTAAGCGGTCTTGATAAAATAGTAGCACAACTACAAGAAAATGTAGCTGTTTCAGCAAGAATGCCAGCAGTTAAACTTTTAGGACTTACCCCAAGCGGTTTTAATGCAACAGGGGAATTTGATTTAAATTCTTATTATGATGAGATTATGAGCTTACAAAATACAATTATAAAACCTTTAATTGAAAAAGTATTACATATTCTATGTTTGGAAAAAGGTATTAAAACTTACCCTGAATATGAATTTGAAGTTTTAACAAAGACAACTAAGCTTGAACAGGCTCAAATAAATAACTTAGAAGCTGATTTTGTTGGAAAAAATATAACAGCTGGGGTATTAACTCAAGAACAAGCATTCGAATATTTACAAAAGAAAGAGCTAATCGATAATAATTTAGATTTTGAAGAGAATGAGGAAGATTTTAATTTAGGGAATGAAATAGATTATGGCGAAAATAAAGAATATTTTAAAACAAATCAAACCGACTACACTGAAAAATATTAAATCAAGTTATGCTTTAGAGATGGATTATTATAAAAAGCTTAAAGATTTAAGTATCAAAATCAATAAAAGCGTTTTGTGGTGGGCAATGGCACGCTATAATAAAACTTTCAACAAAAACATATCTAAGCAATTATCTTTTGAATTTAATGAACTTTTAAACGAGTGGGAAAAAAAAACCGATTTTATAGCGGACGCTTTAGCAAAAAAAATTTCTAAAAATACTGAAAAGTATGTAAATTTAAGATTTACAGCACAAAATAAAGATTTTAATATCAATACTAGAACACAAGCAATTAAAAATCAGTTGCAGGCTATTTATGAAAAAAATTATGGGTTAATTAAAACAATCCCTAGTGAAATTATAGAAAGATATAGAAGTGCATTTTTAAACAATATAGGAAGTTTTGATAGAGAGGCAATCTATAAACAAGCCAAAACTTTTCAAGGAATTTCAAATCGTAGAGCCAAAACAATTGCAAGAGACCAAACCCAAAAAGCGGTGAGTGGTTATACACAAGCTAGAGCACAACAGCTAGGGTTCGAATACTATCAATGGGTAACGGCAGGTGATGAAAGAGTTTCTACTGGTAAAGGGGGCCATAAGGTTTTAAATGCCAGAATTTATAAATACTCAGAGCCTACAGCAATAATTGATAGTTACGGAAATAAAGGGCACCCAAGCACTCGTGTAAATTGCAGATGTACGCAAGTTAGCATAATACCGCAGCCAAACCAAGAATTTAAATTAATCAAAGATAGTGTAGCTGGTGATTATTATATTTTAGTTGAAAAAAAATAAAAAAATGATATAATTTAAAAAAAATAAAAAGGATTAAAATGACAAGAATAATTGAAGTTAATAACATTGATTGGACTGCTTTGCAATTAGAAGCAGGTGATTATAGCATAAGTACAACTCAAGCAAATGGGGTTTATTATTTAAGCGAAAATGAAGACGGTGAAAATGCAATACAAAGTAATGGAACTATAAATGTAACAACGCAAGAAACAAGAAATATTTATTTAAAAAGTTCTAATGCTAATGGTAGAATAAGCGTTTCAAATTTTTTTTTTGATAAATTAAGAGGTGGAGGCGGTGGCCAGCCTACCCCTACACCTATACAATTAACATTTAATAGTCCTTTAAATAAAGAGGGCGACGCAGTTTCTTTAAATATTGATGGAAATTTTCAAGTTTTAGAAAATGGTAATTTATCATTAAATTTACAAAGTAATGCAGACTTCCAAAAATTATCACAATAAGTTTCACAATTGGCGGGCTTAACACTTCAATTTATAGGTGAAATCAATAATACAAGGGCTGAGGTAGTTGCTAATACACAATTATTATCAAATTTTGTCAATGAAAAATTAAGTAGACCGCCAAAAAATGGAGATTTAGTATTAACTAACGATGCTTATGCTTTTGTTTATGACGGGGAAAATCAATCGTGGACTGATTTTGGAAATGCTATCATACAAATAGCGACAACAACTTCTGCAGGTATTATTAAGCTAGGGACTGTAAATGGAGAATTGCAAGACAAAGGCGATGGAAAAGTAGGTGTAATAGGCTGGAATAGTGTCTTAACAAATAGCGGAGACCAAAATATAAATGGAAGATTAATTTTTGGAAATAATTATGATAAGCCAATAGTATTTAGAAGGAACGGTGCTTGCTATTTAAGATGGGAGGATAGAGAGGGTGTAAGTTCAAGGGCTTTTATTGGATTTGGTAGTTCATCAAGTGAAAATTTTAATTTAACTTTATATGATGAAAATTCAAATTTCTTATTTAATAAAAAAATTCAATATTCAAGTAATATAACTCCAACTGATAACAATGATTTAGTAAATAAAAAATATGTCGATGACAATACTCCAACAATAGCCACCAACCAAAAAGCTGGTTTAATTAAGCTAGGGAGTGGAACAACTCAAGGTGAGTTAATAGATAAAGGAGAAGGCGTAGCAGGCGTAGCAGGCTGGGATAATCTTCCAAAGCTTAATAATACTAATTCTTTCACAAATGACAATTATATATTAAATGATAAATTTCTTAAATTAGGGTATAATGAAAATGATATCAAATTAAGTATAGCTGCTGTTAGTGGTGTAAAAGACGCTTTAATAGAAGCAAATCAAGGTATATTAAGATTAAAATCAAAACAAGGGGTAAAAATATCATTAGAAGGAAGTTTTGTTGATTGCAATAATACTAAAATATCTAATGTATCAGACCCTACAAATGCACAAGATGTAGCTACAAAAGCTTATGTTGATGCTAAATTTGCAGAGTTAAGGGCTTTATTAGAAAAAAAATAAATAATATACTTGACAATTTAAAATAATTTAGCTATAATTTCTCTACAATTTAAAACAAAGGAGAAAAATGGGGGAAATTATAAAAAAAGATTTATTGGATGTTAACATTATAGAATATATGATAAGATATAATCGATTTTCGATAGAAGTATATCTTGAATGTTATGATTATAATATATGTGATTATATTTGTAAATCTATAATTATTGATTTTGATACATTATCAAAAAATAATCATAAAATTATTAGCATTGAATTATATAGACAAATAACTCCAGTTGTTGGAGATTTTATAATAGATGATATTTTACAAAAAGAATATAATACTTATAATCACTCTTTATTTTATATTTGTGAAGATGTAAATAATGCAATCAAAGAATTAAAAGAATACAAGGATAAAAAATGAATAAAGTAATACTAATAGGAAACTTAAGCAAAGATATTGAAATGCAATATTCTCAAAATGGAACGGCAATAGCAAAAACTTCTATTGCTGTAAACAAAAAAGTAAAAAATGAAAAGCAAGTTACTTTTATAAATTGCAAGCTTATAGGTAGATTAGCTGAAATTGCTAATCAATACTTAAGCTCAGGTAGTAAGGTATTATTTGAAGGAGAATTGCAAATAAGTGATTATGTAGATAAAGATGGAGTTAAAAGACAATGGGTTGAAGTTCTTGTTTCAAATATGGAGATGCTGAACTCAAATCAAAATAACAAAGAAAACAATATCAATGAAACTTTAAACAAAGACTTAAATCAAGATAAAAAAGAAATTGATTTAGTTGAAGTCGATAGCTTAGAAGATATACCGTTTTAAGGAAAAAATATGAAAATTTTATTAAGAAAAAATAAAGTTAGATTAAGCTATGTTATTCCTAGTTTTAATGATAGATCAGCATTGTTCAATTTTTTACGAATGAAAAGAAAAAAACTTCTAGATAGTTTTGAAAGATTTAATAGAGTTGTATATCTAAGTGCTGATGATATTAAAAAAATAATTAGGTTAAATGATAAGCAAGATAACTCTAAAGTCTGTAGAAGAGTTAATGCTGTTAATTTACTTAAAGAATATTTAAAAAAAGGAATAATTAAATGAGTGAGTTTTTAAAAGATTTGTTGCCATTTGATGATAGGAGAACTAGATTTATATCGTATTGTCAATTGCAATGTATAAATTTAGAAAAAGAATTTAATCATAAAAACAATAGATTTATGTATGTTTTAGATTTAAAAACTTTTAAAAAAATAAAAGATAGTTATAAAAATTATAAAAAAAGGGGGTGCTACACTAAACAAGGTAATGTTTTGGAATTAGCTTTAAAAGAAATTGAAATTAAATTTAATGAAAAGGAATTACTATGTGGAAATTAATTAAGAAATTTTTCAAATATTTGATTATGTTTTATATTGCAATTTTTGTAATAATTTTTGTAGCTTTTTGTAGCGATGATACTACAAGACAAGTTATAAAAAATGAGACTGATAAATATAATCCGGTTAAACAAATTGAAAATTTGAGAAATGATTTAAATGAAGTCAAAGATATTGAAAAAAAATCTAAAGAAATTCTAGAAAAATATCAAAATTAAAAAAATATTTAAAAAAATAAATATTGATTTAATTCTTAAAATATAATAAAATTCACCTTATAGGATTTTAAAATTTTATAAGGTGCAATTATGCTTACTCTTAAGATAGAAGACAAACAATTATCACAAAGAAGTAAAGACGACAATGGTTTTTTAATAATTAAAAACAATCCTATTGCTAAAGCAGGAGTTTTTGATTATTTGCTAAGTGAAGTTGCCGAAAATATTTCCGATAATGATGATAAAATCGTAAAAGTTTATCGTTCTTTTGAAGATTTAGTTAAAATAAAAGATAGTTTTGCTAATAAACCTATCAAATTTAATCATTTATGGGTAGGAGAAGATGATAATAAAGCAGACGGTGCTATAGGAAGTATCGTAACTATTGATAAAGAAAATTTAATGCTAAGAGCAGACCTTATCATTTATAATCCTGAGTTAATCAATGCTATTGAAAACCAAAATCTTGTCGAGCTTTCACCTGGATACACTGGAGAAATAAGCGAACAAAATGGACGCTTTAATGGAGATAATTACGATTATATCCAAACTATAAAATGCGTTAATCATTTAGCGGTAGTTGATAAAGGCAGAAGTGGGCCTGATTTGAAAATTCAAGATAGCAAAAATAAAATTATGGAGGAAATAGACAAAATGAAAAAAAAATTTAAAGATAGTCTTTTATCTACATTTAAAAAAATATTAGATGAAGATGCAACAATGGAAAAAGAAACTCAAGATGAGGATTTAGAAACCAAGACGCAAGACGAGGATAAAAGAGATATTATCCGTGAAATTATGGCAATAGCAAATAAGCCTGCAGAAGATTTCGAAGGCGGAGAAGAAGAAAGAGAAAGAACGATTGCAGAACTTGCTGAAAAATTAGCTTATAATCCAAGTGAAACTTCTAAAACTGATGATGATATTGAAGAAGTTGAAAAAAAAGAAGATGAAGATATTGTGGAAGTATTAGAAAAAGAAGATGATAATAATGCAGAAGAACTTGCAGAAGTTATCAGCGATGTTGTTGAAAAAGTTGTAGAAAAAAAATTGAATGATTTTGAAGATAGAATGTTTAAGAAAAGTCAAAAAATAGCAGACACTTATTCTAAAGTTAGTAAAGCTTTGGGTTATACTTTTGATTATAGCGGTAAAACCGAAAACGACCTATATAAATACGGTTATGAAAATTTAACTGGAAAAAAATTAGATAAATATATGGACGCAAAAACTGCGTTTAATATTGCGTTTAATGATACAAAATCTAAGGTTAAAACTTTTCAAGATAATTCAACAATTTTAAATGATAATAAAATTAAATCTATGATAGATACTTTAAGAAAGAGAGGTTAAAAAATGTTTCAAACTAAATCTTATTCAAAACAAGCTTTAGGTGTTCCAGGTGAAATTGCAAAAGCATTTCATAATAATTGCAACACTGAACCAGGTTATACAGTAGATGAGCATGTAATCCCAGGTTGTTTTGTTCAATTGAAAACCACTAATAAAAATAATGAAACTACAGTAACAGAGGTAATAGGTGCAACAGGTCAAGCAATTACAGGAATTATTTTAGGGGTTTGCACCAACGACCATTACGTAAGTAGTTGCGGTGCTGATGCTCAGCATATTTATCCAAAAAATGATAATATTAGTTATCTTAATGATGGAGCAATTTTTATTGAAAATGATGGACAAATCGCTAAAAAAGGTCAATATGTTTTCCTAAAAAATGATAATGGTAAAATTGCTTTTGATGATAATTCTACGAAAGCAGACCACACTTATACAGGGTTTAGGGTATTAATAGGCCACGATACAGCTGATGATGGTATTATTTGCATAACAACAGCTTTAGGCTATATTACAAAAACAGCATAATTTATTTTGGAGTAAAAGAATATGAAAGAAATTCAAAATCAAGATATTAAATTTTTAAACGAAAATGGTTATTTTAATGTAAGCGGCGGATTTGAAAATAGATTTTCAGATTCTCAACCTACATTTACACAACAAAACATAGGTATGCCTGCAGGAATTTTAAGTGCTTTAAATCCTAAGGCAATTTACAATATTTTAAATGCTAGAAATGCGGATAAGGTTTTAGGTAAAAGAGAAAAATTATTAGACTGGGCTGATCAAGATTATTATATGCCTTTAGTTGAAAGAACAGGTCAAACAACTCCTTATAGCGATAACGCTATGCCTTTATTTGCTGGTATGAATATTAATTTTAATAGAGTTGGACACTATCGATTTACTTGTGCTTATAGATATCAAAATTTACAGTCTGAGCAAGTTACAAAAGCTAGATTAAATTATACTGAAATTTTAACTAGTGCAGTAACAGAAGCAATGGCGGTTGAATTAAATAGAACAGCTTTTAATGGTTATTTAGATAACAGTGGAAATGGATTTTTATGTTATGGACTTTTAAATAACCCACAATTATCTAATTATGAAAATGCAACTAAGACTTTTGCTACAAGTTCTTGGCAAGAAATTATTGCTTTCTTTGCAGGTGCAATGGCTAAATTAATAGAGCAATCAGGTCAAAATATCACATCTGATAGTAAAATAAGAGTTGCAATTAGTGCTAACTCTTATTCTACATTACAGATGGTTTTTACAGATTTGGGAATTTCAGTATTAGAAGCTATCAAAAAAACTTACCCAAATATGGAATTTATCCCTGCAATAGAACTTGACAAGGCTAACAATAATCAAAATGTAATCTATTTCATAGGTGAAAGTATGGCGGGTGGCATAGATGATACAACTATGTTAGGGTATAGCGAACTTGCACTTATGAGTAATACCCAATTAGAATACTTTGGCTATTCTCAAGCTATGAGTGCTGGAACTTGTGGAAGTTTAGTCTTCAAACCTTTATTTGTAGTAAGATATACTAATATTTAAGGATTTTTAAATGATAGTTGTTTTGAAAAGTGTTTCGGGAGTTGATTATAAGCTTTATAATGAAAATAAACAAGTTATTAAAACAATCTCTTTAAAAGGGGGTTGTTTTATGAATAATGTTGATGATGATGATTATAAAGAACTTGTAAAACAATATCCAAGCTTTAACCAAGCAATTGAAGACGGTTTTATTATTATTTCTAAAAATAAAAATGTTAATACCCAAAAAGTGGTTGATGATACCCTTCAAGAAGTTAAAAATAAACAAGATAAAGCAAAGAAAAACGCCTTAAATAAAGGCGTAGAAATTGTAGAAGGTGTATAATGGGTGATACTTTAGAAGATAGAGTTGCAAATCTTGCTGAAAGACTTCAAGTTGTTGAAACTCAACTTGAAACTATGCAAGAAGCATTAACTAAACTTGATTTATTTAATGTAAATGAAAATAACGGCTCTTTGTTGTTTAGTCAAGTTGATTATGAAAAATTAACCGATGAACAAAAAAACAATGGAAAGATTTATTTAATTAAGGATTAATTTATGATTAAAGTAAGTGGTAGTCAAGTTATTAAAATAATGTTAAATGGTAAAGCTATAAATAAACTTTATTTAGAAAAATTTGAACTATTTTTTTATTTTGATTATCCACAAATTTTAAAAGATTTTTTAAATAGCTTCCCAGAGTTTAAGCCTTTATTTAAAAATGAAGATGATGTTAATTTTTTCTTAAGTGTAGTTGATAAGGTAAGATGCTTATACCCTGAATTTATGGACTTGGATAAATGTTGCAACAAAATACCGTTTTTGCTTTTAGTTGCACATTATCTAGTTATGAGCGGTTTTTCTCAATCAATAGGCATAACCGCTTCAAATGGTTTAGTTGCTAGTTCAAGCGTTGGTGATGTTAGCGTAAGCTTTCAAACAAGCCCTTATTCTAGCAAAGGTGATGAATTTACTTATTTTATGAGTTTAACTCCTTATGGAATGCAGTATCTAGCTTGGCTTTCAAGACAAGCAGGATTAAGAATTGTTAATTAAGGTTTGGAATGAAAGCTAGTATAAAAGGTTTTGAAAATTTTAAATTAAAAGAGCAATTTTCTAATTTATTAAATAATAAAAACAAATTAGAAATAGGATTTTTTGAAACTGCAAAGTATGAAAATGGAGAATATGTAGCTAGTGTGGCTAAAACTCAAGAGTACGGCAACTTAAAAATACCTGCTAGACCATTTTTTAGAACTGCAATACAAAAAAATCAAGCAAAATGGTTAAATATTTTTAAAAATCAAGATTTAGTTAATCAAGACTTGGAATTAAGTTTAAATCAAGTAGGTGAAATTGCAAGAGGTGATATAATTTCAAGTATTATGCAAACAAACACACCTCCGAACGCAGAAGCTACAATAAAAGCTAAAGGTAGTTCAAAACCTTTAATTGATACTGGTTTTATGCGTAGTAGCGTAAATTTTAGGGTGGTTAAGAATGATTAACCTGTTATCTAACGCTTTACCTTATTTGCAAGGTTTAATTAAAAATGAAAAAATAAAAATTGTAAATAAGTATATTGAAAATGTTAACGGATTTTCTCAAGAGTTTAATTTAAGCTTAGAAGCTGTAGCACATATACAGCCTGTTAATCCAAAAGAATTAATTAAATTAACCAGTGGAACGCTTGACAGTAATTCTTATTATAAATTTTGGATTATAGGAGATTTAGCTAATGTTTTAAATAGCTTAAATAAAACTGATTGCGAAATAATTTATAAAAATGAAAAATATTCAGTTTTTAGTAAAGAAGACTGGAGCCAAAACGGATGGATTATGGTTATAGGAAGCTTAAAGGAATATAATGTTTAGCACTGAAAATTTGTATAGACTTTTTAAACCTTTAAACAATGAAAATCTTATAACTAATTATGAGGTGATTATCGGAGGCACTAATCTTCCGGCTAATCTTGTTAAAGGTAGCATTATACTCACTCCTTTATTAAGTGAAAATTTATCCAGTCAATACAAAGATTTAAAAAACTTAATAGTTCCAAAATCAATAGATATAAATCAAGGCATTATAAGTGAGTATAGTGTTATCCAAAATACTTATCAAGTAGATATTTATAAAGTTAATGCTCCAAACTTAAATTATATTGAAGTTGAAAGGGAGGCTATTAAAATAAGAGAGTGGTTAAAATCTTATGAAACTATAGAGTATTTAGAAACCCTTAATTCACAAATTTTACCAAATTATTCAGTAATTTCTTTTTCAAGTGAACAGTATAATAAGTTATTTGCAAATAGAGCTACTTTTGAATTTCAAATTTTAACTTTAGTTAAAATCAATGAAAGTGTAAATCTAATTGATAAATTTAAAATAGAAAATATAATTTTAAACAAGGAGTAAAAATGCCAGCTTTACCTTTAGATTTGATAGTGGATGTGACTTCTGTAGGAGTTAGGGATACATTTACTATAGGCAAGCTTAATACATTATTAATTGAAAAATATGATGGGTCTTTACCTCAAAATAAGTTTACACAAACATATGATTTAAGTACAACTCAAGCTATTTTTGGCAGTCAAAGCAATGTGAGTAAATTCGCATCTAAATATTTTGGTTTTATAAGCAAAAATGCAACAAAAGCGGATTTGCTTAATATATACACTTGGAATAGCGAAGATACAAGTCCTGTTATTAAAGGTGGCGTTGCTAAAAGTTTAAGCGAATTAAAAACATTAAATGGTAAATTTAAAATAACTATAGGAGGCGCTAGTGCTGATATTTCAGTAGATTTAACAGGATCTACGAGTTATGCTGATGTAGCTACTAAATTGCAAACTGCAATTACAAGTGCAGATGGTCAGGATAGTAATTTAGCTTTTACAGGTGCCAAGGTTAATTATTCTACAGTAACTAATGGTTTTATAGTTAAGGGCGGACAAGCCGGACAAGGAGAAACTGTAGGATATCTACAAGCCCCATCTGATGGAACCGATATACACAATAAGCTAGGCTTAACTTTAAATGAAGGTGCAAGCTTAATCAATGGCGAAAAAGCGATTGCAAATCTATCCGATGCTTTAAATGAAATTGATTTATATAATGGAAATTTCTATTTAATAACTCTAAACTTTGAATTTGATACTGGTGATGTTGAAAAAAATCTAAAAGAACTTGGAGAATTCTTAAAAAATAGTAATGATAGATATGCAGGGCTTTATAGTTGGAGCAATAAGCAATTATTAACAGTTAATAGCGGAGCAGTTGAGCCTTATGAGGATTATGATGGTTTAATCATAGATTATAAAGTTGGAGATTTTCAAAATGGCTTAGTAAGTGCTTTAATTAGTGCAATGGATTTAAGCAAAGCTAACGGAAATTACAACATTGCTTTTAATGACGCAACAGAATTTCAACTTAATGCTTTAACCGATAAAGCAGAATATAAAGCATTGCAATCAAATAAAGCTAACGCACCTTGCAAATTTGGAATATTAGGCCAAGATGATACAATTTATATGGACGGAACTATCTTAGGAACAAAAACAGATAGTATCAATGTTTATATTTGCAATTCTTTCCTTAAATTTAATTTACAAATAAGTTTATATAATATGTTTAAATCTCAGCCTATTATAGGTCTTAGAGACAAAAATTCTCAAGCAATAGTTACAAGTTACGTTGATAGCGTTTTCCAAAGTGCAGTAAATGCAAATATCATTGCAACTGGTGCAACATTAACAACTACTGAAAAACAAACAATAATTACTCAATTTTCAAAATTAACTGATGATATTGATGGAGTTATTAGACAAATCGAAAGTTCAGGGTATTTCTATATGATAAAAAATATTGATGTTGCAAAAAGAGAATTAACCTTAATTGATGCTTATGTAGCAAACATACCAGCAAAAAGAATTATAATCAACAATTATATTTTAGGAGCTTAATATGTTAGAAATTATATTTTACATCTTAATATTAATTTTAGGTTTTTCAATAGGAATATTGGTCGCAAATAATAATAAAGAAAAGACTAAAAAAATAATTGATGATTTGAAAAAAGAACTTGAAAAATTAAAAAATAAGGATTAAAAACTATGAGATTAGATAATTTATCAACCTTAAATGCGTCAATAGTAGTTAAAATAGGCTCACTCATTATACCAGTTGATGGCTTCGATCCTAACAGCGATATCTTAACCGTTAATGACAGACAAACAGCTGATGGAGAAGTTACGCCTGATGGAATTATGACAGGTTGGGCGATGAGAAGCGTTATTGAAACTTCTTTTACAGTTATAGGTTCTAGTATAGCAGGACAGATTTTGCAAAGTGCTTTAAATAATCAAGGAAGAGGAAATTTAGAAGAAGTTACAATAACCGTTATAAATAATGGTAAAACAAATATATACGGCCCAGGGGTTTTAACTTCAGCAAAACCTTCGATGCACCTAGGTAATCAAAAAGTTCAGCCAATAACATTTAACTTTAAATTTGGAGATATACTTTAAATTTTTATTAACCTCTATTTAGATACAATAGGGGTTAAATTTCAATAAAGGAAAAATTATGATAGATTTTAAATACTCTATTTTTGGAAAAACTTATGGATTTAAGCCCATTACTACACAAGATGCCTTAAGAATAAGAAACGTTTCTTACATTTTAGCCAAGGATAATTCAAGTTTTGATGAATTAGAAAAAGTAAATTCTGTTATTGATAATATTTGCTTGAAATATTTAGTTATAAAAGATGAGAGTGGGACTGAGTTTGATAATTTAAATTATAATACTGTTCAAACTATTTTTAATGATAATGAAAACGCACCTTTTGCTATGGTAGAAATTTCAAAAACTTTTATGGAGGTTATAGGCGGTTTTTTTCAATCTTTGCCGAGCTTCCAAAACTTACAAACCAAAAAATAGCAAAAATAAAGCACGAAGAAGATAATTTGGTAGTAGGTTTAGTATCTTATAAAGTAGGAACTTGGCGTGAAGTTATGGAAATGGACTTTGAAGATGCAATTAATACTTTTAAGATACTTTATATAAATAGTTTAAATGAAGCTTTAGAATATGAAGAGTTAAATAAAAAGAGTAAGTGATGGATGAGGTTTTAAAACAGTTTAAAATTGTTTTTGGTCTTGATAGCAAAGACCTTGATAATGGCTTAAAAAAATCTGAAAATAATTTAAAATCTTTTGGAAAAGTTTTTGGAGGAATAGTTTCAACTTATTTCACTTATTCTATATTTAAGGAGGTTATTCAAGGATTTGCTGATTTTAACATTCAACTTAGTAACTCTTTAGCATTAACAGGCGGTAGCATTGAAAAAGTTTCAGCTTTTGGTAATGCTTTAAAACGCTTTGGTGGAGATACTCAAGATGTAGTATCATCAATGGAAAGTTTAAACTCGGCTATGCAAGAAGCTAAATTTGGCGGAGGAGCTTTAGTTGAAGTTGCTAAAAAATATGGAGTTTGGATAAGTCCTTATCAAGATAGCGAAAAAGCGATTATAAGTTTAGGTAAGCAATTAAGTAAATATGATAGACAAACAAGAGTAACAATAGGACGGCAATTAGGTTTAAGCGATAGCATTATAAGAGCTTTTGCAGACGGCGGAACTGAACTTGAAAAGCTTATAAAACGACAAAAAGAATTAGGAACAATAACTGAAGATGATGTTAAGATAAGTAATAATTTTAGCAATGCAATACTTGATTTAAAAGATATGTTTAATGCTTTGATAAGGGATATTTCAAGGCTTGTATTGCCAATAATTACTAAGGTTGTTAATATTTTTACTGATTTTGTAGAATATATAAGAAAACATAAGCAATTAGTTATCGCATTTTTTGCAGGTTTAGCGATAGCTTTAAGCCCTTTTTTGTTAATTTTAGGTAAGATAGCAATTGCAAGCGTTACAGCTTTTGCACCATTTTACGCAGTTGTGGCAGTTATAACGGCAATAGCTGTAGTTGTTGAAGATTTGTATTATTATTTTAACGGTTGGGATAGTGCTACAGGTGAAATGTTAAAAAAATTTCCAGTTTTAAAAGGACTGGTTGATGGGTTAAAACCTATTGTTATGGGAATTTATGAAACTTTTGACAATATAGTTAAATTTTTAAAAGAACCATCTTGGGAAAATTTCACAAATATTTTAAAAAATATAGGTACTTTAATTATAAATTTAATAAAAACCCCTTTTGACTATATATCTAAAGCGGTTGATGCATTGATAGAAAAATTTCCTTATTTAGCTGTTTTGCTAAAGCCACTAAAAATAATAATTGATAGCATTAAAGAAGTTTTTGATTATATTATAAATTTAATAAATAATTTTAGCATTGAAGGTATTAAAAATCAATTTACATCATTAAAAAATAGTATAGTAGATATAGGTTCTAGTTTGTTAGATAATATTAATCCTTTAAACTGGTTTGGAGATGATGCTAAGGGAAATACAGCCCCTTCAATCGTTCCACCTTTACCTACTCAAAATATCGCAAATTCTAATTCTAATGTTTATAATATAAACAATAATATTAACCAAAATATATCAAGTGCTACTCCTGTACAACTAGCTAACCAAACAAATCAGCATTTAATCAATTCTATAAATGCACAAAGACAACAAGTTGGAGCTTTATGATGTTAACATTAGCTTTAAATTTAGCAAGTAAATTTTTAAGTAAGACAACGCCTTTGAAATTTGTATATGGCGAAAACTTAGAAGAACTTAAATGTAAAATAATTGAAATTTCAGAACAACAAAACTATTCTAACCATAGTTTCCCTTGTGATGATGGAAATTATCGTGGAGATACTACTTATAAATTGCCTAAAACACTATCAGTAAGGGTTTATGTAAAGAGCTCCGATATATTATCTTTTGAAAGTAATATAGAGAGAGCAAATTTAAGCGAGAATTTTTTCACAATTTATTCTTTATATGACAAAATTTACAAAAATTATAAAATTGAAAGTTACGCCCGTGATACTAATTCAAATATGATAGGTGCTACTCATTATAATATTTCATTAAAAAAAGTTATTTTAGTCACAGCTTTAGTTGAAAATTATAAAAATAGTTCAAAAAGTGCTTATGGTTCAAAAGTAAATAGTGGCTCAAAAAATCCGCAACAAATACAGAAGCAATCAGTTGCTTATCAAGGCTTAAAGAAATTAGGATTTTAAGATGGAATTAATTATAAGTGATATCGATATTTTTTCAAGTTTATATAAGATAGAATTAAATCAAGAACCAAACCAAAGTTTTGATGTTTTTTTAGGGGAAGATGATTTTATAATAGATATAAGAACTTATGTTCAAGACCAAACTAGAATAAATGTAACGTTAAATAATGAAATTATAATAAATAATTCGCCTGTAAATATTTCAAATATAAATTTAAATTATTTTTCAAATTTTAAAAAAGGAATTTTTTTCTTTTTACAAAATCCAAACAAAATTATAAAAAATCCAAATTTTAAAAATTTTGGTGATGGACTGGACTTATATTATGGCATTATTTAAAAGAATTTGGAGGCTTCAAATACAAATTAATGATGTTATAAAAACTTACCAAGAACTTGATTATAATGATAGTAGTCTAAGAATTGATTTTGATGTGACTAATGGAATGTTCGGAGCTTTTGCAAGTGGAAATATTACTATATATAACCTAAATTTAAATGATATGCAATATTTAGCTACAAGTGTAAGTCCTTTTGGAAAATTTAAAAGAAATCGCGTTTCACTTGAAGTCGGTTATTATGGAAATTTAGGCCTTATTTTGAGTGGCAATATTATAGAAGTTGATGCTGATTTTACAAGTTCTGATACTAGAATAACGCTAAAAGTAACAGGTGGCATTGGTAACAATTTAAGTAATAATTCTATTCAAACAAGTTTAAAAGGCAATGTAGAATTTAAAAATATTTGTAAAGAATGTGCTTCAAAAAACGGATTAAGCTTGTTTTATGATAATAAAATAACAAATCGATTTTTAAGTGATTTTAGCTTTTTAGGAAGTCCTTTCCAAATGATAGAAAAATTAAGAACTTATTTTGACGATTTAAGTATTTTTATAAGCGAAAATGGTAAAATTCTAAATGTTTTATTAAAAGAAAATGGTCAAATTGTAAATACACAAGAACTAAGTTATAAAACAGGTTTGATAGGGAGAATTAAACCGACTATGCTAGGATGTGATGCAACAAGTTTTCTTAATATAAATTTAAAAGCAGGTAGGCATATTAAATTAGTTAATGAAAAGCTTAAAGATTACGATGGAATTTATATCATAAATGAGTTAAAGCATAGGGGATCAAATTTTGGAGATGCTTGGAATACTGATTTAGTTATGAGAAGGGTTAAGGGTTAATTAATGGAAAAAGAATATCAAAATCTTATACAACCAACCGAAAATTCTAATTTAGGTTTTGCAATACAAAATTTAATTAATGATAATTTAAGGTTTATAAAAACAGCATATTTAGCAAAAATTGTTTCAATAAGTGAAAATAAAGTTAGTATTAAGCCTATTTTAAAGCAAAATGAAAAAGATAGCGTTTTGATTTTAAATAACGTTATGATTTGTTTTCCTTATTCTCAACTTTGGCAAACTCAATTTAAATTAAAAGTAGGTGATATAGGCGTAGCAATTGTAATTGAAAATGATATATCATCTTATAAACAAAGTGGAAATGAAGGTTTGAACAATACAAAAAGATTTAAAGATGTAAATGATAGCGTTTTTATTCCATTATCGCTTTACACAACATTAAATAATAGTGAAGTAAATTATAAAATTGAAAATAATAATAAATCGTGTAAAATGGAATTTAATAACGATGAGATAGGTATTTTTAAAGCAAAATTAATAACATTAGAAAGTGAAACAACAACATTAAAAGCTAAGTTATTAGAACTTGTTTCTTTATTAGAAAGTATGGCAAGCGGACAAACAGGACCGGATGGACACGGACAAACTTCTACAACTTCTCCAATCAGTATAGGGCGGTTTAACTCTTGGGGTAGTAGCTTAAATTCTTTATTTAAGGATTAAAAAATGACAACTTTAAAGCTTGATAAAAATAATAATTTAGAATTTGCAAATGATTTTTTGACTTTAGAAGGTCAAAATGCTATAATACAAGATGTAAAAAATTTGCTATTAATGTTTAAAACTGAATACCCATTTGATTTAACTATGGGTCTTCCGTGGTATGATTTAGCGAGTTTTAATAATAAAAATATTATAAGTAATGCAGTGAGTGAAAGAATTTTGGAAGATAGTAGAATTAATTCTATTGAAAGCTTAAAAGTTGATTTTAGCCAAGGAAAGCTAAATATAGAAGCCACTCTTTACACCACAGAAGGTATTGTAAATGTTTAAAATCGACGAGGCTATCCAAAAAAATACTAATTTATGGAATTTTAATCAAGATATTGGAAAATTAGAATTTAAATATAAAGATGAAATTTTAAATAGTTATAATGAGTTATTTAAAGGCATTTTTCCAAACATAAATATAGATCCAAGTACTCCACAAGGTCAGATTATAACTAGCTTAGTTCAAACTGATTTAGCCACTATATCTTTTTTAGAAAATTTAGCTAATGCATTCTTTTTAGGTGGCAATGGTTATTTTTTAGATTTATGGAGCTGGAATTTATATAGAGTTACTAGAAAAGATGGAATTCCTTCAAGCGTTTTAATTGAAATACAAGGAGTTCCAAATACAACAATAACAAGCGATTTTACAATTACAGATGGAAATTACAATTATCAGATAAGTAAAGAAGTTACAATACCACAAAGTGGAAACATAGAAGTTTTATTTTATTGCACTGAAATAAATGAATTTATAGCCCAGGCAAACACTATAAATCAAATTGTTACACAAATTGATGGAGTTGAAAGAGTTAATAATAATTCAATTGCTAATTCTGCAACTTTAAAGGAAACTGATGGTAAATTATTTGATAGATGTGTAAGGTTCGGTAGTACATCTCAAAACGCAAGTTTTAAAAGCATATTAGCTAATATAGCCCAAGTCAATGGAGTTGTAAAAGTAACAGGAGCTGAAAATATAAGTGATAATGCCACTGATTTTAATGGAGTTGAAATTGAAGGTCATTCTATTTGTGTAGTAGTTGAAGGTGGAAGTGATAACGATATAGCGAACGCAATGTTTGAAAGTAGAGCAACAGGTTGCGGAATGGTAGGAGATATCGAAGTTAATATAGAATATAATGGAACTTTTTATAAATTTAAATTTTACAGACCTACACAAGTTATATTAAAGGCTGAAGTAACTCTTAAAGAAATTTCTCAACCACCATCAAATTTTGGAGATGTTATTAAAGAAAACTTATCATCTTATATAAATGATTTGCAAATAGGAGAGCTTATCACGCAGCCTGCTTTATCTGAAAATCTTTATAAAAATTTAAGTGGTTTTTATATAAAAGATGTTAAATTTGGATTAAAGAGTGGAGATGTTAGTTACACCCCTATACAATTAAAGCTTAATGAAATGGCTGTAATATCAAAAGATGATATTAAGGTTAATATTGAATGAATGAAGAATTTTTTAAATTAATGACATCATTTATAGATAAAATAGCAGAAGATGTGATTAATCAATATCAAGATGCAATTAATCAAATTCAAGCTCAATATCGAGAAACTAATATAAAAGAATTAATTGAAGGTATAATAGAAATTAAAAAGAAATTTGTAATTAATGCTTATATTTCATTAATTAAAGACAATATTTCGCTATCAACAGCTAAAGGAGATAGCCTTGATTTGTGGGGATATCTTCTTGGTACAAATAGGTATATACCCACAGACCCTTCAGAAAAAGGTTATAATTTCTTTAATTTTGATAAAAAAAGATTTTTTCAACTTATTTTTTATAATCCTTTGAAACCATCATATGCATCTTTAAATGATGTTGATTTTAGAAAAATGCTTTTATTATTATTGCAAAAACAATTTATCTTTCCTTCTGTTAAAAAGACAAATGATTTTTTAAGTAGTTTTTTTAGAGATTATGGTGGTATCAGTATAGGCGATAACACTGATATGAGTTTTATAGTTTATTATTTTAAGAAGCAAATTCCTACATGGTTAAGTTATTTTCTAGAATATAGAGATATATTACCAAGACCGGCTGGAGTTGGTTATAATTTTGAAGTTGATGAAAATTATTACTTTGGCTTTGAAACAGATAATGCAGAATGGAATGAAAAATATTTAGGAAACTTTTATAAAACAAACTTTATAAAATTTAGTGAATTAGAAAAAAATAAAGGATAAAATATGAATATAAACGATATTAAAAAACCTTTTGCTAACGATGGTGATACATCTGATTTCCCCTATGAAATAGACCCTAATGGTTTTTTAAGTTGGCTACAAGGTTATGGCATAGATTATCAAAAAACTCCAGAAGAGGGTAATAAATATATAGAGAGATTACCTTTTAATAAAATATTAAATTTAATTACGGCCTATATGATAGATTTAAAAGAAAAAATGGCTACTCAAACCGATTTATCAAATAAATTAGACAAATCAGAGTATTACGCAGATAAACCTAATTTTGTCACATTAAATACAGCTCAAACAATAACAGCTACAAAAATTTATAATGCAACTCCGCAAGCAATTAATAATCCAGTAAATCCAAACGATTTAGTGAGACTTGCTTATTTAACTTCAGTAGGTGGAGTAGGTTTAGGTTTTCAGCAAAGTTATCAAAATTTAACAAATCAAAGAGCTACTAATATAACTTATACTAATGCAACTAATAGGCCAATTTTAGTAATTATAAGCTATGAAATAGGACCTTCAGAACTTAGCGTTTATGTTAACAATGTTAAAATAACTTATGATGCAGACCCTTATGGAGTTGATTCAATTCAGCATATATCGTTTATAGTTCCATCAAATCAAACTTATATTGTGTCAACGTCTAGCAGTTATAGACTTTTAAACTGGGTAGAACTAAGATAAAGGTGTTAAAATGGAAAAATTGAAAAAAGATGCTTATTTTAAAGATTTAAATAATAATATTTATTTTTTTGAAAAAGATACAGAATTTAAATTTATATCAAAAGACTTAATGGAAATTTCAGATGATAAAGCTTTAGAATTAATTGCTCCGAGCTTAGAAACGCTTAAAAAACAAAAGATTTATCAAGTTAAAAATCATTATATTAAAAATGTTTCAAAAGTTATAAATTTTGAAGGAAATAGTTTTAATAGTGATGATAAAAGCTTATTAAATCTTAAAAATATTTTAGAATTAAATAAAAAAAGTTATGAAATTATAACTAGTGATAATAAAATAGTTAAATTATCAAAAGAAGATTTAAAAAAGTTAATTTTAAAAATAATTGAAAATTTATATAATTCTACACTAGAATGTAGAAAACTTAAAAATGATATTTTAAATTCAGACAATGAAGATAAAATTAATTATTTATTAAATGAAAAAGGATTAAAATGAAATTCAGGCGAGATATTTTAACTAGAAAATTAACTAAAGCTTTTGCTGAAAATGGTTCTAAAATTGAAATTCCTTTAGATATTCAACCAAGTGGTAGTGTAAGTTTTAATGAAGGTTTTGGTGGTTTATACTCTAAACCAGTTAAACCACAAAGCGAAGGAGAACAAGCAGGGCTTCAAATTCAAAGAGAAAATATAAACTGGTTATTTAATGCAATAACTTCAGACGTTATACAAAATAGTGATGATTTAGGAGCTTTAGAAGATGAAGTTACAGGATTAATCACGTCTTTAAGCACTAAAACGCCTAAATTATTAACTGAAAATATTACTTGGATTGTAGGGATCGACGGCGATTATGAAGATTTAGAAGTCGCACTAAAAGAAGCTTCTAAATATGTAAAAAACGGTTTTACAATAACAATAAATTTAAAAGCAGGATTTCAGTTTTCAAAACAAATTTTATTGTCTTATTGTGATTTATCTAATGTAATTATAACATCAGAAGAAGCAATTATTAATATTGATAGTTCAATACTTACTCAAACTCAACAAGGAGTTTATAAACCACTATTTTATTTTTATAATTGTACAGTGCCGAGTATAGGCGTAAGTATAAAATTAAATTCACCACTTCAATATTCTACTGGAATTATGGTTTTCGGAAGCAACGGAATATTTTCAACCTATGGCAAAACAATAGATGGATTTAATAATGGAATGTATATTGAAAGAAGTTTTTTAAGTTTTAATAATATTAACATTAAAAATAGCAATGAAATTGGATTAGTTATCGCTTCTTCGCATTTAACGTTTTCAGGTAGTCAATTTTCAGAAAATGAAAACGATATTCATATTTCCGGAGGTTCTATTGCGTATATGTATCAAGGCAATATTAATGCTAAAACAAAAATGATAATAATTGCAAATTCTTGTTTATATTTTTTTCAAAGCAATTTAACGCAGTCTTCAGGTGTTGCGGTAACTATGAATGGTGCTTCTATTATTGGATTGACACAATGTGATATTATAGGAGGCGCTACTTTGCCTATTGCAAAAAATACATTAACTTCACAGGGTATTATTTTTGGATAAATAAGGAGAATAAATGAGAATAATAACAAAAAATGGAATAATTTATAATAGTTTAAATATTTCGATAATTAGAGATTTAATTAAAAGCGTTAAAACTTTAGTTGCAGTAGTGGAAGATGATAGAAAATTAAATTATGAGGATAATGGATTTTTAAAAGAATTTATTGATGATTTAACTAAAGAAGAGCTTGATAAAGGTTTAAAAGAAGTTGAAAAACTTTGCAAAGAAAATAATAATTTAGATTTATTGAAAGAGTATTATAATTTATATTACAAAGACGATAATATTAACTTGCTTATAAAATTAAAAGAATTAAAACTTTTTGAAGTAAATAATAATTATAATATAGAAATTGATAAAGTTTTAAAAGAGTACATACCTAATACTGAAATTTTAACTTGGGATATACAAGAAACGGAAAGTAGAGCTTTTAAAAAAATAATTATCAAGATGATAGCGTATGCCCTTTTATGAAAAAAATATCAACCATAAGAAATTATCCTTTAAAAGATTTATGCGATAAAGCTATTTACAAATCTGATTTATATAGGGAAAGTGTAGCTACATTGATAGGATTAAGACAATCTTTGCAGGATAAAATTGAAAAAGTAAGATCCATAGAAGATTTAGAAAAAATTAATTTTAGTGAAAAGAGAATTAAAAAAGTTAAGGAAAAATTAAATGCAAAATCTTGAAAATAATGCTAACGATTTTTTAATAGTAGGTAGTTTTTCACTTGCAATATTTTATCAAATTTTAGCATATTTAGGAATTTCAACTGCACAAGTTTTAACTTTATTTTTAATATTTATGTTTAGCGGTTTAGTCGGTTTTTTAAGAACTTTCGCTCTTAATGAAAACTTAAAAGCATATATTTTTAGTGATTTATTAGCAAAAACTTTGCTTTTATTTATACCGTTTATAGTAGCAATGATAGCTAAAAATATAACTGCTTTATATATTTTTGTAGATTACGTTTTTTCATTCTTAATTTTAGGTGAATTATTGTCAATTTTAGTGAATATTCAAAGTATTAAAACGAGAAAACCTATACAAGAAATTGATTTTTATAATATTTTTGTGGATAAAATAAAACAAATATCACTTAAATTTTTAAAAATTGAAAGACAAGATTTTAATGATAATGATAAAAAGGAAAATTAATGTTAAGAATTTTAATATATACTCCTATTTTAATATCTATATTGCTTATAATCATTATAAGTATATTTTTAGATAATTTAAATATCAAACAAACGCTTATATTGACAAGCATTATTAATATTTTCCTAATTTTAAGTGTTCAAATAAGTTTAAATTATGTTTCAAATAAAATAAAATAAAGGATTAAGATGATTGAACTTAAAAGAATTATTGTTAAACCTTTTGACAAAGATAAATTTGAGGTTGTAGAAGATTATGAGTTTGATTTAAATATTACAAAAGGTATTGTAAAAAAGGGGTATAAAACAGATGGAGCAAGTATACCACGAATTTTTTGGAGCTTATATCCACCTTATAAAAGTGAATATTTTACTGCTTGCGTTATACACGACTGGCTATGTAGTAAAGCAATTCACGAGGAAAGTATTAAAAATGCTTATAAATTAGCAGATTTAGCTTTAAAAGAAGCTATGATAAGCTTAGGTGTGAGTAAATTTACTACTTACACTTTTTATTATTGGTGCAAATATTATCATATTTTAAAATGTTTTTTGAAAGGTTATAAATGAAATTACAAATTATAAGAAGATATACTGGTAAAACTTGCGTTATTGGCAAATTTAAGGTTTTAGATGATGAAGAAAAAATTCTTTTTGAATGCTTCTCTTTAGAAGAAGACAAAGAAGGTTTAGAAAGAGAGCAAGATTTAAGAGTTCCAGCTGGAATTTATAATCTTAAAAGACACGTGGCATCAAGTTTTAATGATAAAGGTAAAAAAGAAGTTGCAGGGGTTGTAGTTTTACATAAGGACGATAGCGTTATTAATATTTTTAATAATGATGTTCCTTTTAATAGGCATATTTTAATCCACTGGGGAAACACTGACAAAGATACTAAGGGCTGCATTTTATTAGGACTTACAAAAGCAAACGATAATGAAAGCGTAGGAGGTAGTCGTTTGGCTTGTAAGAAATTTTATGATTTGATGTATAATCAAGATTTGTCAAATATTAAGCTAGAAATAAGGAATGAATTAAATGTTTAATATCATTAATTTAATTTTTGGATTTTTTAGTGGTGATAAAAAATACTTTCTAATTATAGCTACACTTGGAATTTTTGCAGGTTTTTTATATCTAAAGTTAAATTCAGTAAATGAAGATTATGAAAAAACTAAAAACGATTTAAATATTACACTTCAAGCTAATCAAAATTTAGCTGATACTATCGAATTAATCGTAAAAAGACACGATGCTGAACTAAATATTTTAAGCTCTTTTAATTTAGAAGCTAATAATTTAAAGGATAAATTAAATGATACTAAAAATTTTATTAAAAACAACAGTGAAAATAACATTACTAAGCTTTTTAACCTTATGGTTAGCAGGATGTGGAGTGAAAACTCAATTAGTAAATGATGTTAAAATCCAAAAATTTAAAATACCTAATGAGTTATTAGAATTACCGCCACTTGAAAAACCGTTTGCAAATAGCGAGATTGATATCCTGAACGCTTATTCTTTGCTTTTTTATCACTATAAAAGATGCGAAGTAAATTTAAATAAAATCAAAGAATTAAATGAAAATTAAGAAAGTTTATATATAATTACATCGTTCCTTTCACCGCCTTATAAGGCGGGTTATAAACAAATAAGAGCGGTTTTATTCTCTTAAGATAATTTTTTTACCAACACTAAGCTAAAAATAAACTAACTACTTTTATAAATTAAAATTTTCATTACCAAACCGCTCTTTTAAGTTTATACTTATAAAAAAAACTATATAATACAAAATATATTTTTAGAATAAACCCTTTATTAAGTCTATCTCCCAAAGGTTTCCTACGCACCTCTTATCTAGATAGACTTAGTAAGGGGTTAATAGATAAGTAAGCGTAGGAAACTTACTTAATCTCCCTTAAATTTATTATCCTAGAAAGATTTAGCAATGTCAAATTTAATTTTCAAAAATGAAAATTTTGGTGCAGTTAGAGTTGCTTATGAAAACAATGAGCCTTTATTTTGCTTAAGTTATGTTTGTAAAAATTTAGAACTTACTAATCATTCTATTGTTGAACTGAATAAATTAAACTTATATATCTTTGATAGTGGATATAGTATTTAGAATATATTTATTATAAAATACAAAAATAATTTTTAAAATTAGTATTAAATTTATTTAATTTTAAATATATTTATTATAAAATACAAAAATAATTTTTAAAATTAGTATTAAAAGGAAAAAAATGAAAACAAATCAAATTATGCAAAGCATAGATAGGAACTTATGTGGTAGAATTGTTAAGCAAAGGACAAAAGATGAATTTTTTTGCTTAGATGATATTCTTTCAATAGGAAATTTATATCGATTAGAAAAAGGATTAAAGCCTGTTAATTTTTCAAATTATATAACAAGTGATAGCACTCAAGAATTTATTAAAGAACTTGAAAAAGATATCGGAAAACCTGCTTATATTAAAGGTGCTAAAAATAAAAGTGGTTGGGTGCACCCATTTTTAGGAATAAAAATTTTAACTTGGTTTAATCCATCTTTTGAAGTTCAAGTATATAAATGGCTGTTTGATTATTTAATTCAAAGTAGAATTAATGGTGGTGATAGCTATCAAGTTATGTGTGGAGTTTTGTTTAATTATTGTGAAAACAAAGCGCATTTTAGCAAAGATATACAAAAATTAGCTATAAAAATAAAAGAAATTTTAAAAGTCGATGATTGGAATAATGCTACTAATAAACAATTGCAAGATAGAGATTTAATTCATAGTTATATCACAGATTTAACTAGAACTTTAAAAAACGTTAATCAAGGCATTAGTCTTGGAATTGAAATGTATGTTAATAGATTAAAGGATAATAAATGAGCAAAAAAGAACTTTCTATATTTATAGAAAAAAATTATAAATATTTAATTCAATATGAAAAAGATATTTTACTTTCTTTTTTATATCAAAAATTTAAAGATGATAAGGATAAAAAAGAACATGAATTAATTGATTTTTCTAATATGATTTTAGTGGAGTGGATAAAATGAAAAGAATTTTAATGAATACTTTATCACAAAATGGTTATATTGTTTTAAATAAGGCATTAATTAAGCATTTTAAAAGTTTAGATTTAGCTTGTGTTTTAAGTTTTTTAATAGATAAATGGACTTATTTTAATGGAGATGATTTTTATTATACAATTGAAAATTTGCAAGATGATACTTTTTTAAGTGAAAGAAATGTTAGAGAATGTATTAAAAAACTTATTGAATTAGAAATTTTAATTAAAAAAGATTTTACAGGATTACCACCTAAACAATATTACAATATCAATTATGAGATGGTTATTAGTATCTTAAATGATAGTGTTAACACTTGCAAAAATGATAGTGTTAACACTTGCAAAAATGATAGTGTTCTTACTATATATAATAATAATAAATATAATAATAATAAAATAAATAAAAATAAAGAAAAAAAATCTTTAAAAAATCAGGCTTTAGATTTATTTAAGGAAAATGAAAAAGATATTAAAGACTTCTTTAGCTTTGAAGATTGGTTAGAATGGGTAGAATATAAAATCAAAAAAGAAAATAAATTAACAATTTTAACTTTTAGTAAAAATATAAAACAACTTATTAGCTTTGGCTATAATGCTAAGTTAAGCATAGAAAGAAGTATAAGTGCAGGGTGGAGTGGTTTATTTGAAATTAAACAAACTAATAAAGCTAAGGCAATAAATTATGATAATATGTTTGAAAATCCTAATGGTAGCGATGATTTTTGGGGTGAGCTTATTGAGAATGGAGAGTATCCATCTTGTGAAAATAGAAAAAATTTAGAAAAAAATTCTAAAAACACTTGACAAATTAAAATATTTATAGTATTATTATATAAATTTTTAAAAAGAAGGGAACAAAAATGAAAATTGAACTTAATTTAAGTCAATCAGAATATAGAGAAAAAAAAGAATTTTTAAGTGCAAGTGATATCAAATTATTGCTAGAAAATCCTTATAAGTTTAAAGTAGGATACAAAAAACCAAAAAGCGATAATCTTGCTTTGGGTAGTTTAATACATACTCTTATTTTAGAGCCTAAAAAGTTTGAAAAAGAATATTTAATAATGCATGATTTTAATCTAAGAACTAATGAAGGTAAAAAAAGAAAAGCAGAACTTGAAGCAATTGCTTTAAATGAGAAAAAAACCCTAATAAAAAATGAAGTTTATATTCAAGCTTTAGAAGTTGTTGAAAATTTTAATAAAACTAGTATTTCAAATCTTTTTAAGCAAAAAGGATTAGCCGAGGCGTCTTTTTTTGGTAAAATTGATGATATTGCTTGTAAATGTCGTCCAGATTTTATTATTAGCGAAAAAGAAATTATTTTAGACTTAAAAACAACTAGTGTAGAAAATGGAGCAAGTGCTGATATATTTTCAAAAACAATAGCAAATTTTAAATATTATATACAAGCTAGTTTTTATTTAGAACTTACAAATGCAAAAGAGTTTTATTTTGTGGTTTTGGAAACAAATAATCCTTTTATGGTAGGCATTTATAAACTTGATAGACAAAGTCTAGAATTTGGTATGAGTGAAGTTAGAAGGGCTTTTGAAATTTACAAAAACTTAGATAAATTTAAAGATAGCGTTTTCTTAGATTTTGAAAATGAGTATAAAGCAGTACAAGAATTAACTTTACCTAACTATGTATATTACCAAAAAGGAGCAAGTTTTTAATGAGTAAAAAAGATAGTCAAGAATGGTTAAGATATATAAGAAACGAGCAAAGAAAAGATGATATTGCAATTATTGTTTTAATAATTATATTTTTTACAATACCGTTTTTAATTTAAAAGGAGTTATTATGTTGGAGTATTTTAATTGTTACACAAGTAAAAATGAATTATATAAATATGAAAGTATTAAGCAAGAGTTAAAGGAAAATGGATTGATAGATAAAAAAGAAAAGGTTAAAGAAGATGGAAAAGATAAAAAAGATTTGTGAAATTCATAATTTAGAATATGAGGCGAAAATAATACCATTCTTAAATTTATATTCTAACTGTCCAAAATGTGATGATGCTAGAAAAGAAAATGAAAGAATGGAAAAAGAAAAAGAAGTTGCTATTTTAAAAGAAAGAGAACGAAAATATTTTGAAGATTATATAAGATTTAATTCTAATATCCCTAGTAGATATATAGATTATAAAATTAATTATAATTTTGAAAATATTAAGAAAAATGAAAAATTTTTAAAAGAGCCTTTAGAAAATAATATTTTTTTAATAGGGGATACAGGTGCAGGCAAAACTTTATTTTTAAGCAAAGTTTTAATAAATAATGCAAAAGAATATCCTATATATCTAAATGGAAACGATTTAATGTTAATCCAAGATAATGATTTTAAATTAAGTCAAATTTTAGAAAAAATAGAAAAAAAAGGCATTATCGCAATAGATGAAGTTCAAATGCTTATTTTTGGTGAAAGATATTTATTAATGGACGCAATAGTTGATAAAGCTTATAATCAAAATTCTAAGATTATATTCTGTGGAAACATAACTAAAGAAGGTATGAAAGTTTTATCAAATAAACAATGGAAAAGGATATCAAGCAGGTTTAAACAAGGCGGAGTAAGTATTTTAGATTTTGGAGATAAGGACTTAAGATGATAAATTTATATAACGACCATTTCCAAAATTTTAAAAGATACGATATCCCAAAAGCTCAGCTTGTAATTGCAGATATTCCCTATAATCTAGGCAATAATGCTTATGCTTCAAGTCCTGAGTGGTATATAAATGGGAATAATAAAAAAGGAGAAAGTAAAAAAGCAAATAAATCATTTTTTGATACTGACCATAATTTTAATGTTAATGAATTTATGCACTTTTGCTCTAAAATGCTTAAAAAAGAACCTAAAGAATGCGGTAAAAGCCCTTGTATGATTGTTTTTTGTAGTTTTGAACAACAATTTATGCTTATAGAAGTTGCTAAAAAGTATGGGTTTAACCATTATATCAACTTAGTTTTTAGAAAGCAAAACTCATCTCAAGTTTTAAAAGCAAATATGAAAATAGTAGGAAATTGTGAATATGCTTTAATCTTATATCGTAAAAAACTTCCAAAATTTAACAATGATGGAAAGATGATTTGTAATTGTTTTGATTGGGTTAAAGATGTTGGAATGCCAAAGGTTCACCCTACACAAAAACCAGTTAAGCTTTTAGAGAGATTAATTTCAATTTTTACAGATATCTACGATGTGGTTATAGATCCTTGCGCAGGAAGCGGAAGCACTCTTTTAGCATCTGCAAATTTAAACCGAAGGGCTTATGGTTTTGAGATTAAAAAAGAGTTTTTTAAGAGTGCAAATGATATTATGTTTAAAAATATAGAGCCGTCTTTATTTTAAAGGATAACTAATGTTTTTTTCAAGGAAAAATAAGTATGGAAATAAAAAAATAAAAACTGCTAATAATGGAAGTTTTGATAGTAAATTAGAACTAAGCCACTACGAGCAATTATTATGGCTAGAAAAAGCAAAAAAAATTAAAGACTTACAAAGGCAAGTAAGTATTAAATTAGCAAAAAGCCCTAAATGTAGGATAGTATATAAGGCTGATTTTGTATTCTATGATTTAGAAAACAAAGAGTGGGTTGTAATGGATAGCAAAGGATTTGTTACGGATAGCTTTAGATTAAAAAAAGCTTGGCTACTTGATAATTTTTCGAATTTTAGATTTGAAATAGTTTATAAAAATAAGCAAGATGTTGAATATCCATATAATGATGATGGTATAAATTTTGAATATTATATAAAAAATTATAAAAAATTTTAATTTTATCTTGACAATTTAAAATAATTTAGCTACAATTTCTTTACAATTTAAAATATAAGGAATAAAAATGAAAATTGAAGTTGAATTTTACTCTGATGAGTTAAAAGAAGTTACAGCAGATGAAGCTTTTGAAATTTATGAAAACTTGTATTATATAGAGCAAGAAAAATTTATAAATAGTTTTTTAAAAAATGCCGACAAGATAGAAATTCTGAAAAAAATACTAGAAAATTGTTCTAAAGAAGAAAAAGAAGAAATTAAAAAATTGTTAGAGTATTAAAAATGAAATTACAAGATTTTGACTTTAGAATTTGGGATAATACTAAAAAGTGTTTTTTAAAGGCTAACCCTTTTATTTTTATATCAAAAGATAAAAATTCTACAGTAGAAGTAGGAACTGAAGTATACTATAAAGACTTGGGCTGCGAAGACGATGGTACTACAAAAATATTTAAGCCAAAAGAATTTGACATAGAAATAGAACTTTGGACTGGATTCTACGACAAAAATGGAAATAAAATCTATGAAAATGATATTTTAGAGAGTAAAGATCTCGAAGAAATTTATCATATTACAAGAGATGATATTAATAAAATGTTTAAAATAGAAATGTATGAAGAAGATTTTGAAAAAAAGCTTCGCAAAAGAAAAGCTGAACCTGATATATCTTTTTTAAGATCATTTAAATCAGAAAAAAATATGGAAGTTATTGGAAATATCCGCGAAAATAAGGATTTATTAAAATGAAATTATTTAATTTTCTTAAAATTAAAACTTATTGGTTTTTTGCTTTTGAATATAAAAAAGATGGAAAAACGTTTCATCGTGATTTAGTAACAAATATAGAAACATATTTTTGGCAAAATATAGATGCTTCATTAGTTTATTCAAAGATTTTAAAATATATAAGCGAAAGATTTGAAACAAAAGAAATAATAATTAGACAATTTAACAGAGTATAAAGGAGAATAAAAAAATGACAAAAGAACAATTTAACGAAATTAAAGAAAGATTATCTAAATGGCGTGAAGAAAGACATTTGACCTATGAAAACCAAATGGAGGGTTTTTTAGGAAATGTTTTTGAAGAAGTTAGCGAGTATTTTAGATCAAAAGATGATTTAGAAAGAGTTGACGCACTTTGTGACATAGCAGTGTTTTGTTTTAACGCTTTTGATATTATAGATTTTGATTATTACTGCGAATTTTGTAGTGATAATGAAAATATAGAAATATATAACCTTACTGATGAGATTAGTGAAGTTTGTTGCAAAGTAATTAAAAAATTGTATGTAAAAACATCTATACCTAGAATTATATCTTATTGTCAATATCTTTGTAAAAACTTAGGTTTTGACTTCTATAAATGTATGCTTGAAACAATTAAAGAGATTGAAAGCCGTTGTGGATATTATAATATAACACTTAAGAAGTTTGTTAAGAATACAGGGGCTTATTCTAAAATAGAAGCCTTGGACTTAGCAGTTAATGATTTTAAATTAACAAATACACCAAATAAATATTTTGTAGATAAAGAAGACAACGATTATTGGTATATAAAAATCGAAGACAATAATGGAGATTATGAAATTTATTGTATTAAAAAATGGTATAAAGCAGATTATGAAAGTTGCAGGTTATTAAAATGAAAAATCAAGATATTTTTAAAATGCAAATTATTATGAATAAAGACTTGTATATATTTGCAAATGATATTATTTTAGAATTAATGAAAAAAGACGAGTTATATAAAGATGATTTTTATAAAGCTTTTGAAAAATTAAAAGAATTTAAAACTAAACAAGATTTAGAATTAGAAAAAGCAATTAAGGAGTTAAATTGAGAGTAGATTTAGTAAATAATCCACCACATTATAGTGCCTTTGGATTTGAAAGCTTAGAATTATTAGAAAAAGTTTTCAATCTAATGCCGGAAAAAAATATGATTTTTTACATAGGTAATGCTTTAAAATATGCAATTAGAAGTAAATTTAAAGGTAATGAAATTCAAGACTTAAAAAAATGCGAGTTTTATATAAAAAAATGTTCTAAACTTACAAGCGAAGATTTTAAAATTTTTGAAAGTAAAGAAATAATGCACTATTTGACTAAAATTTCAGAGAAAGATTTTAAGTTATTTTTGCTTATAAACGATATTATACATTTTGCATTAAATCCTAGTCAAAGAAATTATAATGCAGTTGAAAATCATATTAAAAAATATATTAGAGAAAGGATATAAAAATGAAAATATTTAGAGATAAGCCAAGAAGTTATAAAAAGGCAGCCGAAATTTTAGGAATTAATGAAAATTCAATTTTTCAAGCTCAATGGAGACTTAAAAATGATAAATCAACATATAAACATTGTCTTGATTATAAAATAGCTTGTAATTGCACTGATGAGTTTTTAGAATTATTTTTAAATAATGAAAATTTTGATGGATTTAGATTAAAAAATCTTGACAAATTAAAATAATTAATATATAATTCTATTATAATTTTTAACATATTGATTAAATGTGTTAAAAAAATCAAAAAATTTTAACATATAGAAAGGAACTAAAATGGCAAATGATTTAGCTATGCGAATTAAAAATTCTTTAGAAAAAGAAGATGAGCAAACAAAGATTTTAAGTTTCTTTGGAGATGATAAAGAAAAGGCAACTAAATTTAAAAGTGCTTTAGCAGCAATTTCACAAAATGAGATGTTAAAAAACTGCACACCTAAAAGCGTTATAACCTCAGCATTTAATTTAGCAGAAGTTGGTTTAGAAATTAATCCAATTTTAAGTCAATGCTATATTTTGACTTATAAAAATAATAAGAAAGAGTTAATTTCAGCTGAACCTGTTATAAGTTATAAAGGATGGCAAACTCTTATAGAAAGAACAGGAAAGAAAGTTAAGGCATTTAGCGTATTTAACTGTGATAAATTTGAATTAGACTTAAGCGACTTTGATGAAAAAATTACTTTTATTCCAAACTTAAATGAAAGAAAAGAAAGCAATGATAAATGGTATCAAGAAAACTTAAAAGGCGTTTTAGTTAAAATCAAAGATATGAAAGACGGCTATGTTAAAAATATCTTTGTAAGTGTGGATAAAATAGAAAAAATAAAAGGTATGAGCAAAAGTTTAAAAGGTGAAAAACCACAATACAGCCCTTATAATAATTGGGCGGAGGAAATGTATTTAGCTAAAGCAATTAAATACTGCTTAAGTAGGGAAGCTTTAAATTTCAAAGATGAGAATATAGCTAAGGCGATACAAGTAGATAATCAACTTGATAAAAAATTACAAGATGATAATAAAGAAGCTAAAAAAGACGCTTTAGATGATATTATAGAAGCCGAGCCTTTAGAAAATGAAAATAATAGCGATAATGATACTTTGCCTTTTGGAGATTAAGGCGGGTGAAATAACAAACAAACAATTTGAATATTTAAGCGAACTTGCTTATACTTTAAAACTAAGTGATTTTTGCTTAAATACTTCAAAGGCAAGGGAATTCTTAAAAAGAGATAATTTTAAGTTTTTAATAATTGAAATAAACGCTGGAATTTATGGTTTTAAAGGAAGTGTTTATGAATTAAATAAAATATGTGACAAGGCTAAAATATAAAGGAAAATAAATGAAAAAAATAATTATAAATGGATTAAATGGTAAAATAGAGTTTGATTTAAATTACTTTATTGATAAAATTATTAGTATAGGAATTACTGCTTTTGAATATGATACTATTCCTTTTAATACTCTTGAAGTAATATTAGGAAAATTTAAAATAATTTGCAAGGTATATAAAAAATTTGATTTTGATAACACAAGTGGCGGCGTTATAATCTCAGGCTTAATTATGAAACAAGAAAAAAAAGAATATTATGCCGATATTAATAAAAAAATAGAGTTATTTAAATTTAATAATCTAGATATTATTAAATTTAAATATTTTATAGAAGAAATTGAAATAACAGAAAGAGAAAAAATTAAATATAAATCATGTGAAAATTTAATTAGTGAAAAAATTAAAAGCAATAAAAATGAAATAGAATTAATTTTTAATGAAATTTGCGAGCTAATTAATGAATTTTCTGAGTATTATTTAATTAATAAAGCAAGTTCAATTTTAAATAATAACTATATTTATAAGGAAAGCAAATGGAATATTTTATAAATAGAAAAACTAATATCGGAACAATTAAAAAAGTATTTATTTTACCAAATGGACAGAAACAATTTTTAATAAACAATCAATTTTATAACAAAAATTCAGTAAATATAAAAAATTTATTTTTAGTTAAAGAATATGCAAGAAAAATTATAAATAAAGGAAACTAAATGGAAAAGTTAGTTAGAGATAGTTATGGAAAGATAAATTATGTCAATGCTCCTTATTTTAATACAGGAAGTATTGCCAACGACCCTAATTATATAGAGACAAATAAAAAACTTCACGAAAATCTTAAAAAAACCAGCGACTTGTTAGATAGTATCTATACAAAAAATAATGTCCTAGAAAAAATTATAAATGGACAATTTTAAGAAAAAATAATGCTATAGAATATTGAAATTTCGATTGTCTTTAGTATTTGCTTGAGTGGCTGCAAAAGCGTTGATACTTAAGAAGGTAACAATAGAAAGTTTAAAACAAAATTTCTCTATACCCCCCCCCCATGAAGTTAAAAAGCTTAATAGCTGGCATAGATGTCCTTGGAAAATAAAATTAAAATAACAATGTTTTGTAACATCGCAAAAAACGAGTGCAATTCTAATTAAATTTAGCTTAATTATAAATTAAATTAAAATTTATTATTTTATTCTCATTGAAATATAATATCCATATTTTAAACAAAAAAATAAATACATGATTGGCTTTTAAATACTATAAAAACTACATTTAAAAGCCCTAAATAAAATGATTTATGTAATAAATATTACTTTTATATAAAAATTTAGGATAAATGAAAAAACAATATCCAAAAGCCTAATTTACAATACTTTGAGAAATTAAAAAATAACAATTTCAAAAATAAAAAATAAATTTGTGATTTTTTTATTTTTTTAAAGAAAATAGTATAATTTTTTTGCAAAGTGATAAAAAAA